CCTCGAAGATGCCAAGATGAGGCTTGGGAAAGTGTTCCAAGCTAAAGACGGAGGAAAATCTGTTTACGACCAATAATCCATCCCTGCCCTCCCTAGAAATAAGTTGTTTAGCCCCTTGCAATTATTCACAAACAAAAAGCCCCCTTCCCTAGAAGTTGGGGGGCTTAATGTGACTAGAATTAACATCCGCATTATACCGCCGTTATTGCGCCATTACAACTATGAATTAATGCCGAATTATCGGCGTATTTCTTCACCTTTTGCGCCTGCCGGACGCTGATTGCGAAGTGTTCTGCTATGTCAGCAATCCTTACAACCTCGGACGGAAGCTTTTTGGCCATAGTTTTAATTTCGTCCGGAGAGAATAGGGGAGTGCTCATTTCGCCCTTAGACGGCTCGACCTTCAAAAACGAATACAAGCCCACCTTTGAGCAATACATTTCAAACAGCCCGACCAGTGTGCCCGCCAACCTACGAATAACCCTACAACTATATAGAGCCATTACTACGATTGCAGATAGTAGAATAAAGAGACCTGTTTTTAATAGTTTTGTTTTCATGTGTTCTTTTTAAATTATAAACGAAAGTAATCATCTTTAAATAAAATTGCATAACTTTATGATTAAAAGATAAATCACGCCTCCGCAATAAATGCCGAGTCCGATTGCCCATAACTTGATTTCTGTTTTGTGTTTCATTTTGTTTTTGTTAATGATTGTGTATATACTACCACATTCCATAACAAAAAGCAACCCCCGAATAGGGGATAGTGGGGGAGTGCTTAATGCTTTTTTAGGTGTTTTTGTATCGCTCAATATCTTCCTTCCATCTATATAGAAGTTCTATTGCTCTTTCCGCAGTCATTTTTTGCTTATCGTTTTTTATATCTAATCCGGCGGCTTTTGCTAGAATCTGAAACTTCATTATGTCGATTTCTTCTTTCGGGTCATGAATCGGTAGGCCCTCATCTTTTGCTCTATCCCAATTCTCTTTCGCCCACTCGGAAACAAATTCCATATCTTTCTCAAAAGTCGCGAAGCCTGTTATTGAATATTGAGAAGGTAGTTCGTCAAATCCCTTTCCTGTTAATGGGTCAACACCGGAAAGCTTTTTGCCATCTACTTTGTCGATATATAGCCAATGGTTGCGATTGACCTGCACAATCACTCCGCTTGAAGGGTCGTTTGCATGGATTGCGATTTCTTTTATATTGTTGTTGTAATACCTGTACAAAAAGACCATCCCCCGGAATTTTGTCTTTTCCCAAAGGATTTCTCCGCGATAATTAAAAGCCCAGTAAAAAGCCGCGTCTTTCGGGCTTGCCGGGTATCCTCTGAATTTCTCCAACAACATACACAAAGCCGTAATCGTGCAACCGTCGCGTTTTAAAGTTGTTGCGCTTTCGCCTATCCTAATATTCCCCCACCGCGGATCTCCCTGTTTTAATTTTGTGATCATGGTTCTGTTGTTTAAAAGATATATTTTGCAATTTTTATTTTATCACTATATAATGAGTGCAACAACTTTTATTGATCCCCTCCAATGAAAATAGACGATATTCAGGAATGGCTTTTGCACCTTATGAAGGGGCTGGTTTCTTTCCCGGATGCTGTTGAGATTAGCAAGATAAGTGATGAAATGGGCGTCTTATTCATTGTAAAAGTGGATAAAACTGATCAAGGGAAAGTTATTGGTAGAGAAGGTTCCATTGCTGGAGCAACTAGGGTGGTGCTTAGATCCGTCGGTAGACTAAACGATCTGCGGGTGAGCCTTAAAATTGATGTAGGTACAAATTATGAACCTCGGAAAGAATTGCGCTAGAGCAATTGTGATCTTAGGTAATTTGCTTGCCCCTTGTTTATTGCGTTTGCTTTAATCATCGCACCTATTCCTTGTTCGATTTTCTTATCGTCCAGCTTTTTAATTTTCACTTTATCAACTACACCATCAAGTTCAGCACTAGACCCTTGGCTGATATTGTATCTTCGCCTTTGATATGCTCGCCAATCCGTACTACTTGCTTGGCCGTTTTTATTTGATGTTCCACCGGTTCCCCTAATAAACGCTCCAAGCTGTGACCTTGTAACCATCTTATCTACTGCCGCAAATTGCCACTCTAAAACACTTGTAGGTTGTGGCGCATCTTCATTTAGGTATTCGTATTGGCCGATCTTTTTCCCTTCGGCATATACTTTATCAACAATTTCAAGTTGCACATCCGGATCAAGATCATCATAGAAATCACTTGCCGACAATTCTTCGAGCAGATCCTTCCTAGCTATACCAACCTTTTTTAAATATTTAGCGTATTCATCTTTGTCAAGGCTGTTGTTCTCGCCGTTGAATTTAAAGCTTTTTGTTGGGATAGATGGGATTGCTGTGTTTTCACCTGTTTCCTCGTATAGATTATTGATAAGTTTATATGCTGGATTTTTCTGGATCTCTTTGAATTTAAAAGGATCAAGCACATTATAAATAAAAGGATTCCTGTCCGGTGGTGTTCGTTTGATTTCTTCACCAAGTAGCCCGACTTTTGGGGTGAATTCATCGGTTCCAAAGGTTCGAGATTTTATCACATATTCAAGACTTCTATAAAACCCCTCGCCTTTAAGATCCGCAATACTGTCCTCGTCCGCCCTAGTAAGCGCTCCGAGAGTATTTGGAAGAACGATTGCACTCACTAAACCAAAAGTGCTTCTGGCCCATCTGTTAAACTTTGATTCGCCGCTTGCTCCGTCTATGTTCGCCGCAAGATCCAGCAAGGTTGCTGTTGATTGTAAGAAGGTTTGGTTCATTATGAAATTGCCAACTCCAAACAGATCCTTCAAAGAATCGCCAATCTCATTTATTGCATCCTCAGCTTTTCCAGAAGATTCCCTGTCCATTTCTGGTGACTGAGCTTTTGAAAATTCCATTTCTAGCGCCGCCCCAAACAAACCAAACATATCATATCGAGCAGTCTTGTCACCCTCTTTGTATTCCGTACTGCCACCATTAAGCATCCTTTTTAATGCGCTAAGGTTGATACTTCTTGGGGGGATTTTTGTGTATTCAAGGGCTTCTTTTTTTGGATCCTCATAATCATCACCATTTATCAACCCCTTTGAAACCAGCAATCCAGCCGCAGTTCTAAGCATTATTCCAACAGTAGCCTTTCCAAAAGACAATTCAGCTTCCCGCCTGTTCCCCCTGTACACTTCATATAGCCCTTTTGCAAAAGAAACTTGTGGCAATAAAAACTGCAAACTTTCAGCTACAACATTTATAGGAGTCTTCACAAATATTGATTGAGTCCTTGCTAAGAATTTGAACAGCCCACCAACCGCAGGAACTTTCCCCAAAGTTTCAAAAACTTTATTCACACCCTTAGCGGTCTTACTTTCTTGCTGAAATACTGTTGTTCTAGCTATTTCCTCAATCTGTTCATTTGAACCTTGATCCGGGAATTCAATAAAGGATTCTCTATCCTTCCCTTCAAGCCCCTTCAAATCTGCCATTTCTGCGGCGGCTGATCTATAAGCTCCACGATAAAACGGCTTATCACCAAAAGCCAGCAATCTGAACATGGATTCTGCCGGCATTCCTAGCATCCCCTCAATCAATTTATTCACTCGATCATAAGGCTTCACCTTGCCTGTTCTTATTCCCACCGGGAGATCCTTGCCAGTGAATACTGAGGCAAGAGATTTTAGCGGGGCAAGCCCCCTGTAATTATCTATTTTCGCCATATCCTCGGGGAGTGTTCCTTTATACAAGGACTCAACCGCTTCGGCGGTTCCTTGAAATCCGCCCTTTATATACTCTTTCGCACTACCAGCCATAAGCACTCGATCCTTTTTAGTAATGAAAGAGAAAAGCTTATCCTGTAAAACGCCGATATATTTTGCAGCCGTATTCGGACCAGCAAACATTATATTGTACAACGGATTTTTAATCTGTGATAATGGGGTCAAAATATTCCCCTGCATAATTGTAATTAAAGTATCAGCTATTTGTTTTGGTAAAAGTGAATTTACTTTTTTACCAATTTTTCGCACATGGCTATTGCTTTCTTTCACTTTTTGCTTATACTTTTTGAGATCAGATGGATCCATTGACTCCTTGGCTTTCTCAATTGCCGCATCTAATTCTGCCCTAGCTTCTTCTTGTGCCTTGAACATCTCGAGCAATTCATCTTGCTGTTCATCGGTAAGTTTTCTGTCCACCTTTCTGAGCCGTTTGTTTATATCAAACACCTTGGCTTCTGGAGTAAGCCACTTAGACCATATTGATTGCGCTTGGACTAATTGCCCCGCCTTAGTTGCTATCTCTGCGGCCCTATCAATAATCGCTTCATTCTCTTGATACCTGCCTTCTTCTTGTAGTTTTTGGGCTATTTTCTGTCCGGCAAATACGGCAATCTTATCATCCTCTCCATAGAAAAGTTCTTTCAATTCGGCCTCATTCATCTCCTCTAAAAAGGTGTCCACCTCTTTATCTGTAAGGATCTGGTAAACGGAGTTTGGACTTTCTTCAATTGCCGCTTTTGTTTCCGCAGATATTTCGTCACTCTCCAAAACCCTTTCACTAATTTTCCGCATCTTCAAATCACCAAAACTTTTCTTTTTTAAATCGGCCTCATTCTCTGGTAATTCTGCATTAAGCCCCTTTATTTCTTTCAGCGTATCATTTATTTCCTTTTGGGAAGGTAATCCAATAATGAAATCAAAAGCGGCTTCTTCATCCATGTCACCCCTCACCTCCATCACTTTCTCAATAGCAGTATTGAAGTCTGTTCCAGCCGCAGAACTTCTAAAAGTTTCAATGTCACCTTTGTCAAAATTCTTTAATCGAGCTGTCCTTTTAATTTTATTGAATAGCCGTAAATCATTTTTATCAAAGCCGGTCAACTGATCTTTCTGGCTATCAATAAACGATTGCAATTCCTGTACTTTGTTTGCGCCCTCTTGCGCCGCCGCCTTATCTCGGGCATAAAGCTGTTCCGGTGTAAGCTTCCCATCCCCACCTATGCCAACTAGGTCATCGGTTTTGAGGGGGGTTTTAGGGAGTTGTGCTTTGTTCCAGATGTCTGTTAAATCTATTTGCTCTAATTCCTCTTTCCCATTAAAGAAATCTTCTAAACTCTTAGGAGGAATAACCGCACCTTTCTCCTTTGAGAATATAACTCCTAGCTCATCTATTGCAACCTTTAGCCCTGTCGGCTGATTCATAAATTCATTCCTCTGTTCTTCTATAAAGTTTCTTGCAATCTTTGTTTTAAGTGGATCCCCAGCAAAGTCCCTATCGTGAACACTATCTACAAACTCCTCCGCAGTTTCATATTTCTTCGCCTCCTCTATAAGCGGTTGTAATTCCTCGGGCACCACCTCATCCGTTGCCGGTGTACCGGTTTCGGGAATTGCCGCTGGCTTCTCAATCCCTGGCCTCTGTCCTGGGATCAATGGATCTTGCAATCCAGCTAATCGGCTCTCCTTAAAGCTTCCCTCTATAGATTTTACATAATCCTGCGCCACTCCGCTTGCGTAAGAGTACATATTTTTGGCTACGGCTTGCGCTTTAACTGGATCGATACCTTGACTTTCTAGTAGAGCGGAGGCTTTATCCATTGATTCGGCCATTTGTGTCTGTGGCACAATTGCGCCAACTCCTCCACCAAGAACACCACCAACAATAAATATATCCAATAAATTCGCGAATATATCTCTGGTTTCATCGTAGCCAATTTTTGCAATAAGGTTTGTTGCGACTTCTTGTGAAACTTCCTCAAGACCTTCGGACATAAATCCAAGAGCAACCCTATTTGCCAAAGGTTTTCCCGCTAATTTAAATAGATTCGATACACCCCAAGTTTCCAAGACACCTTCAACTATCCCCGCAGGAACAGCAATCGCCATTGATTTTGTTGGACTTTCCCCCGCCCTCCTAGCATTCATGTATTCAGAGCTTGCTTTTAATCCCCCAAATAACCATAGAGCCGCACGCGGATTTCTTGCTAAATACCCAGCACCCATAGCTATAACAAGCGACTCAGCACCCGACACATATTGCGCTAATTCTTGCTGAAACCCTTTATCTAGCCTTGTTATGTTCCCTTGCTGCAAATCTTCTATACCACTAATCATATCATTGATAAGTTTCACATCGGCCTCTTTTTGCTTAACGAGATTGTCCGGGATTGAAACTTCTTCATCGCTCAATAAATTTGCAAGCCCAGTATAAAAATCAGTCTTAACTTCCTTAGCGGCCAAAACCTTTATTGGGATGGTTTTTATAAATTCCGTTACAAAATTCTGCGTTGTGACACTAAAAGTTTCCGCAATATCCTCGCTAGTGTCTACCGTCTGCTTACCCATAAACCTAAGCTTGCCAAGAAGCTGATCATATTTTGACGGTGCAGCGCTGATTTCATCATCCCTCCATGTCGAAGTATGTTGCTTTGGAATTAGTTTCCCATCCTTCATCCTTGTTTTAAAATTATCCACAAAATCCATAGTCCGGCCAACTGTGGGCTGTTCCATTTCTATTTCTGCCTGCCTTGCCTTAGCCGCTTGTATTGTATTATGTACCCTCTCAACTGCCTTCGGGAGTTCCGGCGGGCCTTGTACCGGCTCAGTTTTTATAGTCTTTTTCGCCATACTACTCGCTGGATGTGCTGGCTGTTTTGCTTGATCAACAATCCCATTCACCATATCAACTGCCGGAGTTGCGGGGGGTGTAGGTGTAGGTGAGCTTGCTTGGGGAGGCACATATCCCCTTTCTTGTAAGATTGAAAGTATTGACATATTATTTTGTTATTGGAAAAAACTACTAAGATCCGCTTTGTTTAAGTTGCCTAGCTCCCAAGGCTCCGCTACGGCTTGCCCCAAAAGATCAGCATTATTAAGCACCTCATCAATCTCCTCTTGTGTCGCACCAAGTTCTTTTAGTTTGGCTATTGCTTGATTTTCTGTAATTTTCTTAGCAACAATCGCTTTGGATATTATTTTAAATTCTTCACTTAGCCCCTCATAATCATTCCCAAAATCATCACCATAATCAAGGGAACTAGAACTAGAGCTAGATCTAGAGCCGCTACTAGGTATTCTAGTTTTTCCAAGCAAAATACTTTCTGTATTAAGCTCACCTGTTGTTTTATCTCTAGTAATTACATCTAAATAAACATCACCATTCGCTTCTGTTCGTTTTGATTGATGGACTTGATCAAGAGTTTCAGAAGAAACCATCATCGCCTCTGCTAAGGATAAAGGAATTCCAGCTTGGACCGCAAGCTGATTAAATAGCATCTGATCCTCTGGCGCAAGATCATTAAACTCCTTCCCAGCATTTGCGCTAGTTAGGATCCCTAAGTTTGCTTTTGCCGCAGTCTGCTCTTGCGTTTCCTCCTTATCTATTAAATTGGATAATTGAATAGCTTGATTAAACTGAGTATTGTATTGGTCCTGTGCATTCTGTATGTCTGTATTGTATGCGCCCATCATGGCTTCAAGAACACTATATTTTGCACTCAATTGGTTTGCAATGGAAGTCCTTTCGGCTACAAGATCCCGCCTTTGACGGCTATATTGTAATTCTTCTGCGGATTGCCTTTGTCTGATTCCCCTAACTGAAACCCTGCGATTCTCCTCCTCTGGCATAAGTGAAGAAAAATCCGCATCAAGTTTAGCAATATCCGCATCAACTCCCGCCAAAGAATCCTCCAGCATCCCCACGCCCAACTCTTTCCTTTGCTCTGCTAGTTTACCGGATGAAGACATTTGGGCCTCTGGCGCATTCGGCCCATTACCATTAAGAGCTTCAAGCAACTTCTTGGATAATTCAGCAGCGTTGGAAGTGTCGATTTTGGTTCCAGAATCCCCTATTGTTGTCGCTTCTGATTCTTGATTAGCGTTCGCTTCGTTGTTTATTTGATCTCTAAGATTTAATTCCGCTCCACCACCTGCACCTCCCGCACCCTCTGGCGCAGCTCCCCCGCTTTGCTTGTTGTATCTATCCCATAAGTAAAAAGCATTCTCTTGTATGCCTGTGGCTTTGCCGTTTTTATAAAGTGAAGTCCAAACCGGATCATCCTTTGACGGTGTAATTGCACCGCTTTTAATGGCTTCAAAAAGCTCACTTGCTTGCATGCTGCCGAAATCGGGTTGCCCACCTTGTCCGCTACCATCTGCACCAGCCCCCTCTACTCCAGCTCCTTGTTCTCCAGCACCACCAACTAAACTCCTCAAATAATCACCCTTTCTTTTATCAGCTTCACTACCCGGATTTTCCAAGTATCTTCTTAATACCGGGGAATCCTTTTTATATGTTTTTCCACCAATTTTAATTACATCTGGTAATTGTGACGCAATATCATGATAACCCCATCCATTAAATTTACCCTTAACGCTTCCAACCTCACCACCCTCAAAATCCCCAGTTTCGGGATTGATCTTGAAAGTCTGTGGCTGTGACTGCCCTGTAGTTTGGCCGATGTAATCAACTGTTATATCGTTTGAACTTCCACCCTTCAAAAATCCACCCATTTCTTTTACAAAGTCTTGCCCAAAATATTTAGCACCTCCAGCGATTCCCGCATTTATTCGATCAATAGCAGACGGATCAGCCCAGCTACCATACTTTGAAACTTGATCAGAGGCTCCCTTAATCCCTCCAGAAACTCGCTTTCTATATTCTGCAAGTTGCTCAGAGCCGGGTAATGAAATACCGCCTTGCCCCTTATTAGCCAAATTCCCCGGCTGATATGCGTTTGCCAATTCCCCCAAATCCCTTTCAAACCCTTTCTCAAAAGACCCTGTGAAGCCTTTTGTATCGCTTTGATAAAAATCATCAACCTGCCCATAGCCGTAATTCAAGATTGAAGTGTAGGTTTGCTCCGGACTCCAGCCGTGAAGATCCTGCATATACTTCGCCGTTGATCTCGCCTTTGGAGTTCGCGAAATCTTGTAACGATTATCAGCGTTCTCGTAGTTAAATGTAGACGCTGGCATATTTGCTCCATCTTCTGCTGTTGGTCTTCTTATCATGTTAAATATTGTTAAGTTATTTTTTAATTATTTTTTCTATTTTGGATACTCTGTCCTCTAATTCGTTTAGCATATTTACAACCGAAGCCCTATATGTATCACCTAGCACAGTCTTGTTTTCCTTAATTTTATCCATGTAGTCTTTAAGTTTTTTCATTATGCAAAGAAGTTATTGATACCTATATAGTAATTATCCGTTGCAGTACCACCTCCAGAAGTACCTAAGACAGCATTATACGCTACACTATTACCCATAGAAGAACCACCTGACCCCCCAGACCCACGGCCTTCGAGAGAACCAGTTCCCTTTGCACCACTACCGCCACCAAAAGTGCCAGCAGCTCCACCATTAGCTCCTGCTTGAGTAGTTCCTCCTGCTCCACCTCCTGCTCCACCACCAGACCAATCATTAGGAGTACCAGCAACACTCCCACTCCCACCGCCAGCCCCACCTTTCGTATATATATCTCCAGTATTTGCAGTAATCTTATTGTACAATACAACTACTGTACCAGAAGCACCTCCTCCACCTCCTCCACCACTCCCACCACGAGCATTGTCTGGAGTCCCATTGCGTTTAGCAATTAGCCCATCCCCACCGTCTGTGCCAGAAACATCTACTGTACCAGAGAAGTCTAAATACCCCCCACAAAATAGTAATAATCCAGCTCCACCAGCTCCACCAGCTCCACCATCTCCACCAGTATTTCCAGCCAGAACAGTGATACCAGCACCCCCTCCTCCACCGCCAGATCCAGCAAAAACTCTTATCCTATTTTCGATAAGTTTAAGCAATGTTGTTGAATAATAGGTAGCACTTGTTACTGCTGCACCTCCAGTACCAGAAGTTCCAGTTGCAATAGTAGTAGCTCCAACACCTCTTTCGCCTCTGGTATCTGTATCATCTATGTTTAATCCATTATTACCTGATGTTCCACTTACTTGTGTACCACCTCCAGCACCAGTAGCCCCATCGCCACCAGCTCCTCCCATTCCTGAAGCATCTAAATCTCCAGCAATAGTAACATCTCCCTGTGATCTAATCATTATAATTGTTCCGTTTGGATGAGGGTTTTCAAAATTAACAGTTGCTCCACTAGAAATCCCTATCTCAGTATAATTTTTAATAACTGCCTGCTCATTATTAAGATCAATAGTTGTAGTACCAGTAGTTACATTCAATGCTCCATCGCTACCATCTCCACCAAAATATCCACTAGTACCAACAGCAATACCATTTATCACCATGTTTCCACTAACATCGTCATACATCGCATATTGCCCAGCCGAATAATTACCCATAAATACACCATAAGTGTCTGCAACATTACCTCCTATGCCATTTAGGTTTCCTATCCTTACTCTTTCTGAGTAGTCGCTATATAGTAGTCCTGTTCTTGAGAATACGGAATAGTAAGGTGCATTCAGACCCTCACCAACCATCTTCAACCAACCACCCGAATAAGCAGCCGCCCCATCTGATGAGCCCTCTTTCGTGATAGTAGTTCCAGCCTTCCAGATAGGATTAGTGTCGGCCGCAAAGCTATCTGCCAAATCTCTTGTAACTGTATATATAGGAGCGGAAGTGATATTTGTAATTCGTAAGTGCTCTTCTTGTATTCCCAAGGCTGTCACCGCACGGATCACTATCATATCATTCACCGCCCAAGTAGTTGTGCCTTTTGTTTTAAGCGTAGAAGCGTCTAAAGCAGTCATATCAATATCCAGAACATCGCTATTTGAAACAAGAACCTGCCCGCAAATTGTAGCGATCACATCATTCATAAAAGTTGATCCCCTCATAATCCCCCTAGAAATAAGATTCTGTGCTTCGATCACCTCCGGTGAAACACTAAACCCACTAGATCCAGAAGCATAATTATCAGAGAATATTGTTCGCGTAGGCCCATCGAGTGTGATGTTTGGCCCAGCAGCTACCCCCAGCCTTATTAGTTGATTGTCGGCATCGATTAGAATTGTTGCCAAGTCCCGCGTTGCGCCACCAGAGAATATTGCACCCGGCCCAATATCCCAGCCTCCAATTATTCCCCCAAAAGCCTTTATCAAACCTTCGGCTGTTAATTGCCAGCCCTGCACATCAAGCTCAAAAGCATTTGATTCCAGCAACCCCGGCCTAACCACAACCCCAATCGCCTTTAGCATAGCCTTTAGTTGGGTAACACTAAATTTTTGATTAACCGAATCTCCAGAAGCGGAGAAGCTTTTGGGCCTTTCCCCTTTCATGTTAGGATCTTCAAGGGCCGGTGGACCGGGAAGCGGATTGTAAGGGATCTCTGGCATAGTGGTTATTTATTAAATATCCGTACCAATCGCCTCAATTGAAGGGCAAGTGTTAGCGGAAACAGTAAAGGTCATTTTAATTTGCAAACTACCAATCGCAGAAACACCTAGCTGTGACTCGATCTTGTTCATGGTCACATCAGTCACCGGGGTCATTTCTACATAAGTCGCACCATTTACGGAATAGAAGAAAACAACTCCTGTGCTTGCTGGAAGGCTATTGTATAGAGCATAAACGCTCCTTAAAGTCTTTTTAATATCTCTTTTATCTTGATTAAGCATCATTGTTTCTAGGTAGGCGGAAGTGTATTTGTTTGAATAATCAAGCTTGTCTACCCCATAAGCAGCTCCATCTTTCCACGCTATATAAACATCAAAGTCGGAAACAATTACTGCGCCAATCTCTATGCTCGCCGTTTTTGCCTGTGAAATTACATAGGATAGATCAAGCACCTTCCTGTAATCCCTTGAATAAGAGCCTAGGGAATAAACCCCTTGCTTGGCTGGATTCCCTGCAACATTGGAAAAGCCAAAAATCGGCACTCCTTTTAGGTTTGAGGTTGAGCCGGGATGAACAATCCCATTTTGTGAGCTTGAATACTCACCGGGGATCCTTTTAAAAGATGAAAGATATTGGCCGTCATAATAATAAATATTCCCGGACTTCCCAGCATTCACATAAATATAATTATCATCCCTAATAAACGCATTTATCCCAGATTCCTCAATCGGATCAGAAGTATTCCATGATGGAGAAACTGTATCCCATCGAATAATCTCCGTCCTGTTTACCGTATCAGCCACATAAGTGCCAATCAGCAAATCTATATCATAAGGTATCATCGTTTTAATCCTGTGTGGATCAGTTAAATCAAGCACATTTGCATTAAACACTCCGGCTTCATCCACTTGCGCCACTTGGTTTCCATCACCAATAAACAAGGTCAAATCCTGTATAGCCATTGGATGAAATTCCGCATCAGTAATATCAAAAGTTGCCCAATCCAAATCTACTGCCGCACCAGCCCAAGCATCATCAGCACCGGCTACTGTAACCCTGTGTAGTCGGCTTTGAGTGGCCCAATAAATATACCCATTATATTCAAAAGCACCTAAACATCCATGCCCGCCTGCCGCCGCAACTGTTGTATAGGCCAAAGAGTAAGCTCCAGTCGATTCTTTCCTAGCCCAAATCTTTCCATCAGTAGAACTAAAAAAGAACTTGTACCCATTTGAACAAGAAAATCCCTCCTTACAAAAAGCCGTAACCACCGCAGCACTATCCTTTGCGAGCTTCTGATGAACCTTTAGGATTCCGGGGGTGCTATGGCCGTCTACCCCCACACATTCTGCAAAACTGCCCGCAATTCCTGAGAATTTTGAGTCCGCTATTCCTCCAAAGTTTCCGTTCCATATAAGCATTTTGCATAAATTAAATAATTAGTATTCCCATCCATCGTCACCAAACTCATTAGCCGGAGGCAATTCCCCAATAATCTCCTCAGAGTTATCCATAGAACCAAGAGCATCGAGAGCAATTTGAAGATCATTCGGATAATTCTGCTCCATTGGCGATAAAGGCAACGGTATAGACTGTGCGCCCTTGTAAGCAATTGACACCCGCCTTGCGAGCAATTCATGGAATTGTCTAGGGAAGCCGAAGGTTGTAGCAGAGGGGTCTTCTGTGAGGTCGTCTGTGGCTGTTAAGTTGGCAAGATCCGCAGGGAATATGTGCGCCCACATCCTTATTCCCTCCGTAACATCAACAATAGTGCCAGAAAGGATTAAAAGGTTTCTTCTCCTTATTACATAGGCAAAGCCGTCTTTCTCGTTTGTAAATTGATTAACAATCTCTGATTCAGTTTCGGACTTCAAATAGCCTTTTAGTGCCTTGGCCGGTTGTCGTGCGCTAGAGGCATCAAATTTTATTGTAACTTTCTGGATTTTGTTTAGAAGATCATCCCCAATTGCATACTCCCTCTGGTCCGCTACTAGATCAGTAAGCGTAGGGATTAAGAAGAAATTAGCATTCTTTTCCTCGATCATAGAAGCAATCTCGTCTTTGAAAAGATTAACATAAATTAGTTTATTCGCAGGGGTGAAGGTAATATCGTTCGTTCCGCAATATAAGTTGATCAGATCATTTAAGCCTTTTGCAGTCATATTATTGTTTTGTTAGTAATGCTTTTATTTCCGCAATCGCTTCCTTTAGTGTCACAATATCCACTTCCATATTTCCTATACTGGCCTGTATGTGGGTTAAGTGGTTTCCCTCTATGGTGTCGAGTCTTTGATTGTTTAAGGCAATCCCCTTGTCGAGCTTTGTTCCAAATAAAACTACTGTGACAACAATACTCATAACGGTAATGCCTATCCTTAAAGCCTCAATGTGCCACTTAACATCGTTCATTATTTTTTGGTTGTGTTTAAATATTTTGTAATCCTTGCAACTCCCAAACCAATCGCTACTGTAATCATATTATCCGGATTCCACGCAGTAAGCACTTGTACCAAATAATCACCAGAACCAGCAATTAACTGAGCAAAAGCACCCCAATAAATCGCTTTCATGTGCTTGCTTGTAAGGAAATCAAAAGCCGTAGTGTACGCTTTGCCTAGCATTTCTTTTACTTTTTCCATAATTATTTGATTAAATTATAAATTCTTTCATCCATAGTATCGCCTTCTAAAGTGCAATCTTCTCCACATTCAAGAGTTGCTAACTCTACCGCAAACTGTAACTGGAAATTGAAATCACTCCCCATTTTTGTACTATCAAATTTCTTCTCCTTTGTGTCGTATTTGGCAACAAGATCAGCTTCTAAGTCTTTCCTTTTGACTTCATCGTTCTTTGCCACTAGATCAAGATAAACATAATCCTCTTTTGTTGTTTCGTTCTTTTTAAATTTATCTTCTTCTCTGGTCCAGTCTGACCCCATCTGCTCTAGTGTGGCGCAATAGTAGTTGTCACCATCCTCATACTGAACATATTTGCCGTCACAAGCTTCAAGCTTTACTTCTTCATACGACCTAGGCTCATCAACATCATCGCCCAGGTTTGAAATGCCCAATGTACCAACTATTCCAAGTGCAAGTGTTATAGCTCCTATTGTTGTAGTTTTCAAATCCATAAATTTGTTTTTTATAAAGTTACATCTTCGACCCACTACTTAATTTTGTTTAGCCTTTAGGGGTGTGTTCGTAGAAATCAATTGTTGTGCTCGCCCTAATGTTGTCAGCGTCGGCAATTAGCCAATTTTTGAATTTTTTAAACATATTTTTAAATTAATTAATAAACCAATTTGAATTTTCGCAATATAAATCAATATCATCATAATTTTCCGACAACACAGCATTCGCCGCACCATCAATTGTTTCTGCTCCCTCTGTGTCAATGGTGATGTTGTTAGTGCCTGAAAGTCCACCAGCATCCTTAACAGTCAAAGATCTCCCATCCGTACATCCAGCAGTTGTGAGAGTAAGGCTTGTAACTGCCCCTGTTGCTGTATAGGTAACATGTAATATTTCATCAGTAACAAGCAAATCATAAGTTGAAGCATTCACAGTCGTCACATGCTTGCTTCTACCACCTGTTGTGTGGAGCTGAGTGTCGGGTGCAGTTGTGCCGATACCCACATTTGCAATTGGGCTCAAAACTATGTCGCCTACACCGGTTGCTATTTCTGCATATCCTCCGCCTGAGCCTGTACCCATAAAGGCCAAGCTGGCCCATTCGGTATTGTTTGTGTCGTGGTCAGTTGCGGACTGGATGTATAAAGTTGGGTTTGTACTTGATGCGTGGTTGGGATTTTTATCAACATTTGAACCAGAAGAAATAACAAAGTTATTACTTGTTGCCAATCCCATAACTGAATTGCTAAAACCTAGTTTTTGATAAAAAGCAGTGGACGAACCGCCAGCATTTCGTATTATAAAATTTCCGTCAACAAATGCATTCCTGGAATCAAGTGTAAATAGTGCTGAAAGGGTTTGTAGATTATCGCCAGCAGTTGCCTTCGCTGGAGTTTGGAATATGATTTGCCCCTCGTCACCCGTACCAGTTCCAAGCCCTGCGGCGATTGTCATATCCGCACCTGCAATATCGCCAGCACCGCCTGTTGCTACATTTGGTACTCTGAAAGTTGCACCTGTTGCGAGTGTTGTACCAGCTTCACCCCTACCAGCAATTAGAACTCCAGCACTATTAATTCTAAATCTTACAAATCCACTTCCCGAAGTCAAAACAACATCGCCAGTACCTAGGCTTGTAAGCTTTAAGTCAACATCTGTAACGCCTTTTAGTTCGTCGATATTTAGAATATCGTTGCCGTCCATGTCGAGATCACCAGACATCGTTATCCCGCTAATATGGAGCGTTCCTGCGTAAATCTCATTAACCGGATTCGCTGTGTTTCCAAGGGTTTGAGTGCTATCACAAAAGCCCCAAGAATCGGCATCAAGTATGCAGAGCGCACTAGGGGTTGTTGGACTTCCACCACCGCTAGGGCCAGTCGGACTGGCTAGAGCAACACCACCAAACAGAAACAAACAAATAACAAGTACGCTGAAATATCGTAGTAAATTTTTTAGTTTAAACATAAGTTGCAGTTTCTTTAATGATTATTGATCCAAAATCTGCGTTGTCAGCATCAGAATTAAGGAGATATATCGGTAAGGGTGTCTTTCCAACTCTTGTCTGATGACTTGCAACCACCACTCCTTCAATCTTAAATATCACATAATCTTCTTCCCACTCGATCTCATAATCTTTTTCTGCGGCCGCTCCGGGGAAGCTTGCGGTGATGTCTGTTGTTTGTGCGTTCCCATCATCATCATAAGAAACAGCATTAAAGACTGCACCTTTTATCTCAAAGTAAGCTGATCCTACTGCGGGAGTACCCGGCAATAACAATCCAAACTTCTTGGCCTCACCAGCAGAAGGAGTTGAAGCTATGTTTACGGCAAACTGGAAAATACCATACTTAAACTGCGTATAAGAAGCGAGTGAGCCACCACTAGCTAAACGAAGCTTACTTGAAACAACTGAAACTGTTGTTGCCAATTCTTTCCAAAAGGAGGCATCTAATCCTCTTTGGACTACATCATAAACAAAACCAGCACGCTTCAATGCTTGGCCTTCTTTATTTACTGCAATTTGTGAACTTCCCATAATGTCTGTGGTTATTGATAAAAATCTCTAGGAGAAGCCCCTTTTGAGGCTTCCCACTAAAAACTTTTAAGCAGGTGTGACAGCGATACCAACCTTGGAGGTTGTCATATCACCCATACCAACTACTTGAACTTGATCAGTAACAGTCGCACAGAAATTTGTGCAATTACAAGCCGGTGAAACGAATAATAGATTTCCGTCTACCAAACCTGTGACTGATTCAACTGCATCTGTTAGTGCAATTCCACCCGATCCCGCACATATAGCGGCATTGAAAATCGGATTGATGAAAGTTTGAGTAAACTTACAATCACCAGCCGCATTGATTTTAATGAAGTTCGCATTGGCTTCACTTGAATTGATACTCCAAAGACAATCTTTGAATACACAAGACTTCATTTCTTGACCAGTAGTGACCTCATCAATAAGCATAACAGCTCTATCACCAGAAGTAACAAGCGTGTCATTTCCAAAGGTACATTCCTTGAATGTACCGGAATCTTCACCCATAACTGCTTCATGTGCAGTAGTGCCACCTAGATTATCCGCAACACCAAACACAAAAGAACAGTTCTCATACATATTTCCTTCACCACCAAATTGGAATACTGTCAAGGCTGTGGCCTCAGCAGATCCTTGGATGAATTTAATATTTCTGAAAGAGTTTCTTGTTCCTGTGTTCTTGATCACATAAGCTCCAGCCGTTCCAGTAGCGGTTTGTAGCTTTGTTCCTTGCTGTAAATAACGACCACCACCATCCAAGCCCTCAACATGAATCCGGCTCTTTGTCCAAGCAATAGAAACTACTGTGTGAGTGTTCTGAGCTGACATTAGGATAATGTCGTTTCGATTTGTCACACACGCTTCATACGCTTCATTTAATGTAGTAAATACATTCTCTGAACCAAATCTTTGGAAGATTTTATTGTAGTCTGTGTCTGAATCTTCCAAGACCAAGAACACCTCACCGCCAGTAAGGAGATTGGCCCGAATAGTATCATCATGCACCCCAAGGCGCACTAGATCAGCTATTGTTTCTTGAAAATTACCCATAATATCTTTGGTTATTCCCGGCTAGGAGTGGACCGCTACCACTCACCGGATATAAATTTTTAGCGGTCAATAGGGGATTATCCTAGAGCAATCCAAGAGATTTGCTCACTTGTCACAACAATATCGGTATCAAGCCCCATAGTGAAGCCGTCCTCTGCTACTGTGACTCCGTCAGAAGTAACTAGAGTGCGTGTACCTGCGGCAACTGTTTTGATACCATAAGCATCAGTCATGCCCTCATACCATTCCATCTGATCTCGTGAAGTGGTATTTACTACTTTCACATAACGAGGTTTGAAGCCTGTTGTGATCTTGAATGCATCAACTGTACCTGTGTCTAGGTATCGCCCCATAGCTGTGTTGTTCACACTTGCTGGAGCTTTTGACTGTGTAGAAGTTATAGCCATTTTAAATTGGTTTTAACGAAATAATTCAATAACTGTTTACAATAAAGCTGCTTCTTTCCCTGCACCTGATATTAAGTTTCTCTGAATCGCCGCTTCTGTCTGAGAGTATGAATTCGCAATTACCTCTGCAACTTGCTGAGGTAGGTCGATATACATAGCTTTCGGAATATCTAAGCGATACCCATTAAGGGTAACAGATTGCTTAATACTTGGATCCTCACCACCTTCTCTAGGGATCATCGTTCGGACCTTCGGCTGTTTAAGCAAGATTCTTTTCATTCTTTCTGCCTTGCTTCCACCTGCGGGGTCTGATTCCTTTGAACCGGGATTAGTTTGTTTCTTGTACTGATACTTCCTCAAATAATCCGCTTCCACCTCTGCTTCTGGTAAAGACTCATCAGCAGTAGAAACGAGTTTGGCCGCCTTAGGCTTACGAGTTCGTTTCTTCTTAGGAGCTTCCTCCTGAGCTTCTGGCTCATCGGCTTGTTTTAAGCGAGGTTCTTCCTGTGATTTTACTTCCTTTTCCATATTGTTTTTAATTAGCAAAATAAGTAATCATTAAAAGGGCAACGCTTAGGAGCTTACAGCGTGTTCAATTCTTACTGCGAAGTTCTCATCCAGTCTTTTAGCAACGAAAGTCGCTTTCCAACCGGATGTACTTCTTTGATCAAGAGGATCAGCAGTTCCAGCAGTTCCAAGAGCTTTGATGATATTCTTCATAGTTTCACCAGAAATCCTAGAAATACCATAAAAGTCTTGTGCAAGGATCATTGTGTAATGTACATCAATTGAACCAGCACCAGCACTAGAGTCCACTTTGGCATTGGTAGTCATAACGAAACGCACATCATCCAATTTTCCAACTTCTTCCTCCATAACACCACCCTGTGAAGAATACTCCTCAATTGGCACCCATCCGGCCTCATTCTTTAAATCGAAAAGAGTATTTTCTGAAATAATACCTACATAAGAAGCATTAAGTGGAGAAGTGTTGAATCCAGTAGAAGGGTTAACCATTCTTGTGATCTTCATAGCATTGTTCCCTTGTAGTGTTCTTACGGCTTCTCGGATCTCATTTCTATTGAGTTTCATTGAAGCGGAAACAGTAGCAGTAGAAGTAGCTGTTGAAGCGTACTGGATAGTTGAACCTGCAACCATCACATCCCTAGCAAGCTGATCAAGAGAGTTTCCTGCTTGCTGTCCTAGAATATACGCAGTTTCAGAAAGTAGCGGATCAAATGTGGTCATTTGTAAGAAATCGGTAAGAGTCACATAGTCACCATACGGCTTAACTGTTGCGGTAACATCTGTAACTGATAACTGCGCTCCAGATGGAGTCACCCCTTCACTTAGGGCTGTTGTGTTCGCTGAGAGCAAAGAATACCTACGGAATTTAATCACCGCCCCCCCATGCTTAGGTAAGTCACGCACCTGCCCAAATTTTGTGTGTAGCAAAAGAGGCTTGGCCGCTTTTAGCATATTTCGGTCGTAATAATTATTAACGGCCGCAGTAACCTGTGTGGTAGTTGTATCTGCCATTTGTGATATTGATTATCAAAATAAATTCATTTCTGAATCAGTAAAAAGTAATCAATATCAGTAATCATTAGTCGGTTTTGTACTCCCCTTGGTTCACCTTGTCTTGTAGCTTTTCAAAGTCCTCATCGCTCATATTAGCTATTTCCTCAGCAGATGGGATATTTCCTGTGGCTCTAGGTGCTTGCCTTCTACTTGATCCACCTCCACGCATTGCCCCGGCTTCTTCATCTGCCAATGCTTTCTTTTGCGCCCCTACTTTGGCTGCCTGCGAGAATGCTAAGTGGTGATAAATTGCTTTAGGCGGTACTGCGCTCCAAGCTGGATGATCCATGTAGGCTCTGATAGACTTTTCAAGTTTCTTCGCTTCTGGCTCATCCTTAAACAGTTCTGCCACCTCATCTTCATCAGCTCTTTTGGCTATCGCATCCACTAACGGACTGATCTTTTCGCTGATTTTCTTATCAACTGGATCTTGATACAAGTCCTCTGGGATCTCCGGATCTTCGTCTGGGTCCACTTTTGACCGCAATTTCTCTAGCTGTTTATTCTTGCGGGCAATGATATGTGCGGCGCTCCCTCTAACTGGAATGTCTTCTGGCGCTACACCTTCATCTTCTGGTGGTGGTGGTTCTTCCGCTCCTTCTGGCGGTTCGGCACCCTCTAGGGGAACAACTTCTGATTTTGGTGGTAGTTCTACACCCTCATCTCCGGGTAATGGAATTTCTTCTTCACCGGGAGCTGGAATTGTCTCTGCCATATTTTTTAGGGTTATACTCGGTCCTTATGATATAGCGAGCAACATTTGGACCGGACGGATAAAGTTAATTTAAAGATATCACTTATTCTCTTTTTTGGGAAGAAAATCTTCACTTGTGTTGTATGGGTCTGGATTAAAAACATCAATCTTCCCACTATCAAATGATGCGTATATATTGCTTGGAAGCTCTAACATCTGGGTCAAATACCTCCTTCTACTATTATGATTCAATATCCGGACCTTGCATTCTTCGGCGGTATATTGATCAAAGTCCTCAATATCCAGCAAAAGAAATGCGTCAATATCCAGTAAATTCTCCTCTAGGGCCGCATTCAATACCGCCCAAAACTCTGAATCGATCCCTTTCTTTAGGATCTTGCCAATTGTTTCTTTGTCGTATTCTTCCGTTAGTTTAGCCATAATCTGTATCTGGTTAGTAAATAGCTTTGCCGTTGAAATGGTCAATCTCGTGCTGGAATATGCAAGCAACTAGACCAGTTAGTCGCTCCTTTACCTGTTTTCCATCAAGCCCGGTGTATTCAATATCAAGAGTTTCATACCTTTTCACCTTCTTTTCTGGCCTATATGGGAAAGATAAACACCCCTCATAGTGGGTAAAGTCACTCTCCTCTGATCCATGCACTATCTTTGGGTTGATTATTACTAGGCCGTTTTTCATCACAAAGAACCTCAAAGGGTCTGTATGATCCACTTGGCAATGCGCCAAAGCGTAGCCTCCGAACTTGTAATTACCAATAGCATCCCCGCATATACGCACCATCTCTAGCACAATCGGTATAATCTTCTTAATCTTCTTAACTTCTTGCGACTGCTTCTTACATTGTCCTGCTAGAATTTTCATCATTATTGGGTTTGAGTTGTAGGGGCTGGAGTAGCCGGGGGGTTATTCTGTAGCTGGCCTTGTGGTTTTGTAATCTGGTTAGGGTTTTGCGGTTGCCCTCCACCTTGTGCTTGCGCCTGTGCTTGTTCTTCCGCTTGTGCAATTTCCATGTTGCGTTTAACTACCATCAACTTCTCATGCTGCCTTATATGGGCAACTGATTGAGGATTTTGTATTGCCTTTGAGTGTATTCTCCTATGGAGCGAGTGATCATCGTCAATATTGATATTCGGCAACTGGGCAATATTCAAAAGCTGATTCTCTGATTCCGCTTGGATCTCGTCAACTGTTGGAGGGAATGCCATCTCAACTTCTTCCTTACTCATACCATTAAGCTGCGCTAATCGTTTCTCGATAAACCTTCGATCATTCTCCGGGTTCTGTATTGCTAACTCGGCAAAGCCCATAAACGATTGCTGATCCCTCTGCCTTTTGGCCTCAGAGATGACTTTTGACTCAATCTTCACATCCGGGTCCACTTCGGAAATAATGTTATCCCTATTCAAGGGCCGCCATATTGGGGCAAGAGCGCCCTGTACTCTAATAATCTTCTCATCAATACCGCTTTTGAAATGGAGTTTATATTGCTGATACCATTGTTTCCAATAAGACCTATCGCTCCAGCCGTAGACCTTAGCGCTCATTGAGTATCTTGTATCAACCTTAGAAGAAACCAGCTCCAGTTCCCCAAGTGTTCGTTTCTCACTTGAAACTGTGCCTTGCTGGATCTCCGGTGTGGCTGTTGCTTTCTGTGCCGCACCATCAAGCATATCCATAATCACATTTACGTACTGATGAACAGTAGACTTATTGACCGGCTGCATCGCATTATCTACTCGGCCATCAACACCAATAAACTTATTATTCTTAAAATTCAAATCATTCACATTCTTGATCCTGCTCCTATCATACAAATACTGGCCCATCCCTTCATTCTTCGCAGACTTTAACCCAAGATTAAGCAACATAGCCTTTGCCCTCTGCTTATCCTCAGTAAGATCCGGGATAGAAACACCATCCCAATCATGTGACATCGGATAAAGCGATCTATCTGTTAATGGCCATCTGCCATTATAATTTAGCGGAGTGAGTCTAATTATTTGTGACCTGCAATTCCCCAAAGTCACCATGTACTTCTTGCCTTTGATCGTAGTGAACCAGTTCAAAAGGTTGAATTCATAATTATTGTGCTTCCCCAAAGCTTCTTCGTGAGCATCAAATGGAGTAGTTCCCTGCGCTTGGCTTCTGGCTTGTTTAGCTTCTTTAAGTAGTGATCTTATGCTTTTATCTTTCTTCAAGGCACCAATATTAAAATATGCTGGCAACGATTTAAGTTCGTAATATGTAGCACCAATCTCCCATCCACCAAATCGCATCGATCCTCTGCCCATAGAATCGCCGTTTACTGAGGTTGCTCTAGGATCTCGGATGAAAGTGGCCGCATCAATCAGCTCTGGAGCTGGGGCCATTATCCCCTTTTGCCTATTGAAATCCATCTGCAACACTAATCCCCGCCCAAAAAACTCAGCATCCCAAGACCAATAATAATCCATCTCGCTTTTACCCATCACATCATAATCAAATTCAGCTAACGCATTAAGATTTTCCTCCACATCATCATCGCCCTCACCACCCCGGCCTTCCCAATTCGCCATCAGCCGATCATCGTATAGGGCCGCATGGATAGTATTGAAAACTGTAAACATTAAAGGATCCCCAACTGAGGAGGGATCCCTCCTCTGATTATTATAAAGCCGTAAGCGGGCCAAATTTATAGCTCTTTTGGCCTCGTTATAGGCAAAAGACAACTCATACTCCTCATTTACTTGATCAATGATCTTTTTCTGCAAAGCCGCATCAATACTCTGTTTCACCTTTTTCCCATCCTCAACAATATCCCTTTCAATATCTGTGTATACCGCAAGTAGCCTGTTAGCCTTTTTAATTCCCGCCATAGTAAAGAGTTATTTACTTGTTTTCCGGAACTGGGTCAGCATTAAAAGGTTTTGCTTGTAGAGCATCAAGTGAACGCATCGCACCAGAGAGTGCCACTTGCTCACCATAGTCTAGGTCTTGTTTAGAATATAAAGGTTTTCCGAACAAATGCAAGAATCTATTCCGCAAGGTTGGTTTAAGAAACAGATGATCTTGGAATATCTCGCCTTTATAAGCGAAAAGATACTGGAACATTGTTTGGTACTGGAATACACAAACAAGTATATCCCGGTATTCCATCTTCCGTATAACATTCAACCTAAACCTGGGCTTCACGATAAAAGAACTGCTCCCAAAAAGCCTCCTCAACCAATGCTTTGGTAAGGGCTTACTATCCAGTTCTTCTTTCCTTTCGTTGATCTTTATAGCTTCTTCTTCGTGCTTCCTCATGCAACAATTCTTGTACTTCTTCATGCTTCCACAAGTGCAAACATGGTTTCTTTCTGGTCGTGCTTCCATAAAAAGGGGGTTTAAACAATAAATAAAATAATCCAAATCCTAGTAAGGGTCAAGTGCATCCAGCTCCGCTTGATAGTCACCTGTGGCCGCCTTGCTCATCTGGAAATGCACAAAAGTCGGCTCATGTAACAATAGCCGATGCAGATTCTCGACATTGTGATCATTCCGATCAACTGGCCTAGCGTTCAATTGCTTAGTATCTTTAGCCGGACCTTTCCATTCTTGCCAAACATATTCCTCCAACTGCTTAATGCAGACCGTACAAGTATCAAATACATACAATTCCGGGGGCATCACCATTCGGCCCTCTTGCACTTGATAATCCAGAGCATCATTAGTCCGCTTGATTCCAGCCATTAGATCCTTTGATCCTTTAACGTAGCTCTCACCTAAGTCATAAAGCATGGAACCAACACTCTTATCTTCCCGGTGCTGATCATCGTTGTAAGCTGATGGATCAATAATCTTGGTTTCAATTCGGTAGTGCATACTGGCCTCAAAAGCCTTCATTCGCTCATACAGCTCTTTTGTGGATCCACCGCTTATCACTTCACCGGTAATATATTTCGTGCCCTTAGAATCCACGCTCATGTACAGAGCATGGTCCGGCGCTCTTGGGTGTGGATCAAGCGCTTTGTAAGTTGTGTATAGTTTCTCATTAAGCGGGAAAGGCTTAATAACATGAATCTTTCTACTAAAACTCTTGTGGACTCGCCCAATCAAATGCCCAAACTTCCCAAAAACCCTAGCTTCTTTCTCGTCCTCAGCAAACCCATCCGCTATCCTCTTGATATTCGAGTGGTCCAGAATCCCCCTCACACCATGCAAACTGCAATTATCTTCCATCTCGGCCTCGACATAATCCGCATAAACCCCATCAGCGTGTTCATCCATCCATTCCTTGATCCAAGCTGAATAGGTCAAAGGTGTGAAAGTCCACACAACAATCATCCCTAAACGACCCCTAGCAAGCGTGGCCATAAACTTATCCTTCGGCATAGGCTCATCAATCCACACTAGCCCGATATCCGTTGACTCAAACTCTTTCGCATCCTGCTCAGTAGACATTATGTCGATAATCCAGCCGGTATTAGTTTCGATCTTGCACACATAATTTTTCCCTTCCTTACCCAATTCATAATTCGCCTCTGGAAACCGCTTAACTTCGTTCTGTGGAAACCACTTCTCCAACTCCGGGATGATCTTTGATTTGATAGTAGTCGGATCAGATATAATCCTTGCCCGCTTCAAATAGGGCCAGTTCTGATACACCGGCAAACTTGTGACCGGGCGCTTGCTGGTCTTGCCGTTCTTGTCATTCCACTCAAAAGCATCCTCCCTAAACCAAGGGGATTGCGGGCCAAAGATGATATTAGTCACAATATTCGCACCAACCGCAGACTTGCCCACACCATTAGCCGCACAAAACAAACTAACAAAACGCTGATCTTCTCCGACCATCTGGATAAACTCCTCTTGCTTGCCATTGGGGATAAACTTACTTGCTGGAACCAGAGCCTCTCTCCTCAACTTCTCCCGATAAAGCTCCAACAACCTCTGATACTTCTCCGGCGATTCGATCTTCAATTTCCTCATCGCTAACTTGGCTAAGTTTCCCTTTGATTGTAATGGTAGTGTCATACTTTTTCTTTATTTTATAGATCATATCTAAGGCGGCCTTTCTTGCGGTTTCGCTTACTATTGGGAAATATGCCACTTTTTTGTCGTCTTTTAAGGCGATATAAGAGCAGGGAAATCCAAAGCCTTGTATTATATCCTTTATGTTTTCGTCCGTTTCTTCGAGAGGGAAGCCAAACTTGCCGATCCGTTTCATGTTCATAAGTTCGTTGTGTTTCTCCGCAACATAATCATCCGGGAAAGTTTCATCTAGAATATCCTCCCAAGTTTTAGTTTTAATAATCTGTCCAGCATCAGCATAGCTAGGAGAATAACCGGCATCCTCTGCGGCCTGTTTAAAAGTTGGCTTCTTTCCATCCTCACGAGTTTTCCCTAGGTTTTCTAAAACGGCTTTGTGCTTGATTGCAACAGCTCCTAAGTTCTTCTTCTTGGTTTTCTTAGTCATAAATATACTATTATTTAGCCTGCCCATTTTCCTCAGCCCTCATATATCCCATAAAATCACTAACCATTTTTACTGCCGCAATCGACCTAGTATCTCCAAGCTTGATATTACCATCTTTAATTCCTTGATTCAAATCATCACACTCCGCAGACATCGCACTCATAAGTATCGATAAAACATTATCATTTTCCCCATACCCAGCAATCTCCTTGCTGGTCACACAAACACCTTGACCATCTGAATCCACTTCGTAATAAAGCACCAACTTTCCATATTTTTTAGGCATTTTTAGTTAAGTTATTAAGATATTCAATTGCTGGCATACAGCCCTTGCAAACAGTACACCTCACCCCAGGGCAGTCATCTAGGGCATCAATCCAATCACATTGCTCCGCAGATATTACCCCGCCCTTCTGTCGCTTCAACTCGATAAACACCAATCCCCTCTCTGGCACAATAATCATTAAATCCGGCACACCCGGCGAAAGCCCCATAGCCTTTAGCTTCACTCCTAAATTCCTTGAATAATTTCCTCCATGTGCAATATGCGTGAACCTCCAACCCTTGATTCTAAGCCATTTAACAAGGGCTTTCTGCTCATCTTCCTCCCTAGGGATAATCATTTTTGGATTAGTTTTCATCTTTAAGTTTATCTATATTGCGCTGAATATACCACACAGCCTTTTCCAGATCCTCAATAGGCTTGCCTTTATGCTCATGCCTCCACAAATACTTCATAGCATTGCCGACAAGGAATCCAAACTCCTCTACAATCTCGATACTTTCAACCCCGCTAGGATGCTTGCCGTAATGGTCCGGATGATTAACAGGATCACCAATTTCATCATCCTTAATAAGTTTCATTTGACTATCAAAAATAGTAAAACTCCAAGTAAAAGCAGTAGCAACACAAGAATAATGCCCCGATTCTTGGGACACATCACGATTTCTTCTGAATATCAAATCCCCAAAACCTATACATTCTGGACACCACCCCTCAACATCACGAAAACCCAATTCCGGCGTCCTAGTTCTGATTTTGTAAAGTTTTTCCTCCATTATTTTTTCGGTTTAGCGGCTGGCTTTCAAGAAACTTAGTAACATAACGATTTGATTAATAAATAAAAGATGGCGGCCCATGTTCAGTGAGTACCGCCATCTGATGAACATGGATTACTACTCAACAACTTAAAGTTCAAGTAACAACGCTTCGAGTTTATCACATCCCCGGAACTAATCAAGCCCAAATTTCTTTTAGGATAATTCCGGGACTTTCGGGATAATTTCGAGACTTTTTAAGTTTTCGAGGCCATATAAGGCGATTTAAGCCCTTAAAAATAAATAGTTGACCCAAAGTGCCTTGAAGTAATTACAAATAGCTAACTCTTAATTACTTACCAATAACAAAACGGCACTTCTGTCAAGCCGAACAGCGAAGAAAAGTACATTAAACTATTGACTTTATCATTACTTTTTGATAATATATAGATGTTCAACAGTTACTTATTTAACCAACACAACTATGAACAACACAAAAACAGCACAGGAAAAAAAGACCTATTATCAAGTCGAGGCGACAGAGTCGGGAGATGTAA